GCTTTGTGCATCTTGCCACGAGGCATATATTTAGGAGTATTAGGACTAATTTTAAATTTAGACAAGGGGATTCTTTTGCCTTGGGATTTTATATTAGCTTCTAGCCTTTGTTTAGTTGCTTTACGGCGTGTTATTGTTTTTTTAATATCTGCAGATTTTACTAAATATCTTTTTTTAACTTCTTTTGATATCGCAGAATTTGCAGTTGTTGCGGCTCTGTTTATAGCCCTACTGATTACAGTTGGGGCTTTGCCTCCTATTTTACGTAATTTTGCTTCAACTTCTTTTGCATCAAACTTAACAGTAATCATTAATACGCGTTCCTGTATAGTATTATTGTGTACATGCCGTCGTTTTCGTTCGCTTCTAAAACTTTATAATCAACGCTGTCGAATGTTACATACTGCTCTGGACTAGGCTTATCTATATCAGCAGCGGAAATATGTATTAATATCTCCGCTTGATAAAGATCCGCATTTGCTATTTTTTTTTGATCTAACAAATCATTGTCAACAATAACAGTATAATCAACGCCATTAAAAGAATGGGTGTTTCCGAATTCATCAGAATCCAGAAACACCTCCGAAATATCGTTTTCAATATCTTCTTTAAATGTCATAGTTAGGCATTAGCCACGGCTAAAGCATCAGAAACAACAATGCCATCGTCGCAAACTAGTACAACTCTATCGGCGTAAGTTCCGCCACCGCTAGTGTTGTCAAAGGTAATGACTGCTTGACCCGATGCGTTGGTTAAGATGTCCCAGCATAATTTAGCCGTATGTGTAGCAATAATTGCCCCAGTAGTTGGAGCCGCCGAAGTGTTAGCCCCTGCGCTTGATACAGTATCACCGTCTGCGTCTGTACACATATAAGCTCTAACCATTCTGCGCTCATTAATTGCAACGCCTTCTTTGGTTTTTAGCTGTATTGTAGCAGTTTGAGCGGTTGTCGCAGTACCCAATGTAATTGTAGAGTTAGCTGATGAGGCAATATCATCCGCAGTTGGCTTTGTTTGCAATTTTACATAAGCTGTAGTGCCTGCTGAAGCTTTAACCGATGTAGCTACGCCTACATAATAAGCTGTAGGGGTTTTTGTAACAGTTTCGCCAGAGTTATCCCAGTAAATGTTATCTCCTACTGCGTAAGCTGTGCCAGTATCCGCTGTAAACTTAAATGTCCCCTCTAAATCTACGCTCCCAGTCTCCGTATCGTCAATATCTTCGGCGGCTATGCCTATTCTATTCCCTAATAGGATAATATCCGTATAAGAAATATCTGAACCGCTGCTATTTACATAATCAATAACTTTACCATCCTGATAAAATTCTGCTGTAGCCATAATATTTGTCCTTTATATTTTATTTATGTATCAATATTTTTATTTAAAAAAGGAGCTTTTTAAGCTCCACCGTTTTTGTATAAACCTCTGTAATCCAGCGGTGTAACGCCCACATCGTGCATAATTTGGAACTGAATGCCTAAATACTGGAAATAATCCGTATTTGAGTATAGAACAGGCGCTTGTTGTCCGTTCAAATAGGTTACTTCTATTGTGTCGATGTCTGCCGGGCTTGCAGCTAAGTACCAAGCCGTAGAGGATGATGCGTCTAGTGTTGGATCCACAATTAATTTTAATCTGCCTTTATACACGTTATTAACGCCGCTATGGTCTGCGGCAGGGTCTGCGGAGCTAGTTAATAATTGACTAGCTATTAACTCTTTTGCAGCGGGTACAATCAAATAACTTGGAGCTATATTTAGCGTCTCTAAGCTTCTTTGGTTTTTTTGCTTCCTCATCGCAAGCGTGCCAGCTGCTAAAGATGTTGTCGAGATTGCAGTCCCAGTACCAGCTAAGTTACCATGGCTAGAGGCGTGGAATAATGCCACACCGTCATAAATTGTAGAATTGCCTGTAAGTATAGCGTAAACTAAAGCATTTACGCCTCTATCCGCAGCTCTAACATAAGCTTGCGGTATCTTTGTCAACATGCCCAAATCATCATTAATCATTGCCTGACGGGTAAATCCAAACTTCTTAGCATAAGTAAATACCTGTTTTGTAACCGCTTCGTCTTGCATCTCGTCAAATTTTATTTCGCCTTTTTGCGTTATTTTTTGCAAACTACCAGCTTCGCTTAATCTATAATGACTTGCGGCTTTAAAATCTTTATTGCTTCCAACGCCTACAAATTCTCTATAAGTCGTTGCGCTAACATTATAGGCGTTTGACATTGATTTATTGACTGAATCGCTTAATATGCCTGAAAACTGTGAATCTGGCGTTAAAGCCATTTTAAATAGACTGTCATGCTCTAGCCTGTGTGCGTTTTGAGTAATACCGCCACGCTCTACGCAATCTATAGCTAAATCCCTTAATGATAAACCTCTTAATTGGCTTGCACCATCGGCAGTTTTAGCCTGTTGGATTCCGCCGCGCATTAATATAGCGTCAGAGGCGGCATTTCTAAACTTTTCAGTTTCCTCTTCGCCAATCTTGATATTTGCCGCTGCTGCTAATGGCTTATTTCTTTTTTCTAGCTCTTTTAATACTGCAGCTTGAGCTGTTGCAATGTCCGAACCGTCTTCTATGTATAATTTTGCATCTATTTTAAAAGTATTACACATATTAGTTATGTCTGTAACCCTTTGTCTTTCTAACTTAACAGCTTCCGCTGTTGCTACTTTTAAGTCAATTTCGGGAGCGCTGTTTTTTACGGCTAAAGCCCCATCGTTTTCAGTTTTTTGTCTTAAATTTGGCATTTTCACTTCCCTTTCAGGTTTTTCTTTTATTAACATCTTGACTAGTTCTTTATTTTCATTTTTAGAAAGCTCTAAACCTCCTATAATAAGCTTATCTTGCTTCATTTCAATTTTAACGTCGTACTCTTCCAATTTGTCCGCAAAACCAAGCTCAACAGCTTCTTCGGCGGTCATCCAAGTTTCGTTCTCCATTAGATTTTTAATTTCTTTTTTGTCAAGTTTTGTTTTGTCCTCATACACGCTTATAACAGATTCCGCCATTTTTTCCAGCGCATTTGCCGTCTTTTTAAGCTCTTTACTGTCTCCAGCGGCTATTATCCAAGGATTATGTATCATCAGCATTGAGCCTTTTGGCATAATCACAACATCGCCTGCCATTGCTATCAAAGATGCTGCGGAGGCTGCTAAGCCGTCAATAAAAACATTAATTTTAGCCTTATGTCGTTTTAGCGCTGCATAAATCGCTTGTCCCGCAAATAAATCACCGCCCGGACTATTGATTCTAACATTAAGCTCTGGGATATCTCCAAGAGCTTCTAAGTCTTCATTAAATTGTTTAGGCGTAACCTCGTCGCCCAACCAAGTTGATGCGCTCAACTCCCCGTAAAGGACGATTTCAGCGTTTTTGTTTTCCGTCTTCGCCGTCATTCTCCAGAATTTGTTCAGTTTGTTCATTATTGTTATCTCCATTTAGGCTCAAGCCCAATGCTTCCATATATTCTTTTTCTTTAGCTCTTTGTTGGGCTAAATCACGCCAATCAAGCCCACGCCCGGCGGCTATAATTGCTAAGGTCGTTTGACCTGTATTTAATGCTAATTCGTTAGCTTTTGCTTCTTTTAGTGGATCAATCCAAGCCCAACCCGGCATTTGCCACTCGTGATTTAAGTATTTTTCTTTGTTCGCAAAATAATTTAATAACCTTATTTTTCCTTGCAGGATAGCATTTTCAAGGAAAGATTCATAAACTTCGATTAATAGATGCTCTTTTAAGAAGTTTTGCCACATCCTAAATGTTGTCTGGTCTTCTATTAGACCTTGTCGTGCACTTGAATAATTTGTTTGCGAGTAATCTCTACTTGTAGATTCGTAGCTCAACCCTTGCCCAGCACCGCTTAATCTTTGTTGCGTCTGTATCATTTTGGCGGTGTCGCTTGATTGACCTGATGGATTGACTGTTTGAACTTCATCGCCGGGGTTAAGGTGTGTTATCATTCCGGGCGCTAATTTTGTTTGAGCATAATTTGTTGTAGTGTCAACCGTTCCTCGACCAATGCCGCCAGGCGTCATTTTCTTAATAAAAACTGACAAACAAGCCAGTATTCTTTCTTTCACGCCAACGGCTTCGATATAATTATCAACATCATTAAGCCTTTTAAGGGTTTTAGTTAACTCTGATATCTCTCTTATTTGCGACGGCAATTTTTTTCTGTATAAAAACATGACTCTATCGGCTTTTATTGCCTCGCTTTTGCCATCCCAGTAGCCATCAGGGCCAACGGTTTTTATGTAATAAGCAACGGGTTTATTATATTTATTTAACTCAACGCCGTTTATAATTCTGTTTTTAGATGCTTGCGGAACTGTATTATAAGAGCTGTCTAGGTTATCGACCGAACGTATTTGCAAAACAAATTGTCCATCGATTATATTTTTAATAAATATTACGCCGCCATCTACTATAATACGGCGTATAGCCATTGCTTGCATCTCTACAAAACTTTGTTGTCCTGTTACATCGCAGTTTTTAGCCCTTGTCCATATCTTCCAAAGACGCTCAATTTCTTGATTTAAAATTTCATCTTCTTGACCTTTGTTATTAACGACTTTAGCCTGCAGCTTTATACCTGTGCCTACAACATTACGCTCTAAAGCTCCGATTATTCCTTCGGCTATATCAGAGTTGTCCTCTGCGTGCCTAGCCCTAGCCCTTATATTGTCCCTGCTTGCTTGCATTTTTTGCTCGGCGTATTGGCTCGTAACTCCCCAACCGCCGTTTAATCTGCCAGTATCGCCAGCATTATAAGAGTTACGCCATGAAATACGCTCATAGCCAGCTTTAGGGTTAAAAAAATTAATGAATTTATCTAAAATATTTGCTTTTGGCTCCATTAGCAAAACTCCGCTAAGTATGTAATTCCAGCTGGTCCCGAATTGTCCTCTTCAAGAGCTTTTCTTTGCAGTTCGGCTCTTTGTGCGTATAAAACGCTCAAATCGCCTCTTTTTATTGAGCGATTGCCTATCCTGTATTCTTGCGCTCCGCCCTCTATTTTTGTTATAGCCGTGTTTATTTGTGTTAATTGTTCGCTTGTTGTTGTCATAGCCAGTTCTCCGTATTTATTAGCCAGTTATCATTGTTTTGTATGTAGCTATCATTGTTTTGTTTTGTATTGTCATCTTGCTTTGTAGCTTCTGGCTGTTTCATTCCATGCAATGTTTCATCAGTAAAGGTTCTTACGTGTAGTAAGTCCGCGCATAAATAAGCGTAAATTTCACAATCCAAATAATGATTGTCGACACCTTGTTTTTTAGGCTTCCACACAAAAACAGATTGCCCGCCCTTTTTTTCCATGACCTTTTCCTCGGAACATATTTGATTTGCATAATCCTCGTCGCAACCATTAAAGACCATCCATGAGCCTTTACCGTTCTCACGTCTCATTCTGCCTGCAATAGTATCCTTGTATTGACCGCCATCGACTATATATAAACGCATACCGTTTGCTATGCTATTATCTTTATCGATTTTTGATATTTGATAACGAGATAATAATTGTCTCGAACTGCCTTTTACTGGTATAGCCCACTCCTGATTAATTGCGCAAAAAGAATACGTGTCATCTGTGTTATAGCCAGAGTCCACCGCGCATAGATTAACCTGAAAAGATTTACCACTTTTGGACTGATACACCTGATTCATTACAAATTCAATATCATCAAAACTGTAAACCTGACCGTGAGAAATATTCCAGCTTGTTTGATAAGCTCCCCACGCCCTTATAGTATAAAAATATGAGTTTTTTTGTACGTCCACGCCCCCAGTTAATATAATAGCTTCGTCAGGTACTACATTTTCCTCGTAATTACTTTGTCTGTCTAGTATTATGTTCGCTTTCATGCTTGTTTCTTTTTGCTCCCAAGGCTCTCCAAGCCAAGAGTTTACAAAGTTCATGAGGGTATCAGGGTCATCTTTTGCTTTAATGAACTCATAAGCCACATCGCCAAACGTCAACCAAGGGCTATATAATGCGTTTAAATGAAAAGCTGTTTTTCTTTTGCCTTCGTTCTTGATATATTGCCACTCTCCAGATTTCAACATTGCTGGTTTATGCGAATCGTTGATAACACCGCCGCATTTAGCACATTTATAATATGCGGAATTTTTTATAAAATCGGGGTCTTTTAAATTTTTAGCCCATTTTATTTGAGGAAATTTAAAGTCTTGGTATTCCTTGCAATGAGGGCAAGGTACATAATATTTTAGCTGACTGTCTGCGTTTTCCCACGCCTGCCATATGTAATTTGTTGCCAATGTTGGAGTCGAGGTCATTAATATTTTTTTGTTAAATGCAAAAGTTTTTGTACGCTCCCTCGCTAAACTAATAGGGTCGGCTTCTTTGCCTGAATTTTTTGGGTATTTATCCACCTCATCCATTAACAGATATCTAATAGGCATTGAAGCAAGTGAAGCGGGGGAATTTGCACCGCTTAGAACTGCATACATGCCGTCAAATTGTAATTCTAAAATTTTAGAATCGTCAGGCTTTGCGTGCTTGTTTATTTCAGGGCTATTTTTTATTAATGGGCTTAACCTATTTTTGCTTGTATACTCCGCCAATGTTAGCGTAGGGTATACAATTAAGGTCGGACTTTGATCCTGACAAACTATATAGCCAAAAATATTATTTAAACACTCTGTCCCGCCTACCTGCGTTGGCTTTACAAAAGCAATCTCTTCTATGTCAACATCCTTAAAGGAGTTCATTATCCCCTTAAGATATGGAGTTCTTGCGGTATCCCATTGCCCTGGTTCCGCCGATGTTTTGGCGTCTAACACTCTATATTTATCCGCCCACTGGGTAACAGTTAAACTTTCAGGCGGCTTTAACACTTTTAAGCTTTCATATATCCAATCTGCAAAGGTTTCAGGCTCTTTTTTTATTGGTTTCTTTTTTATAGTCTTTCGCATCGTACATTCCTGATATGCTCAATTGTGCAAGAGCGTTGTTAATAACGTCGTTTATAATCTTTTCAAGCCGTCTAGCCTCAACTCTACCTATTAATGGACTTGCTTCGTTTGCCGCTTTTCTGCTTATACCAGAACAAGAGCGTTTAAAAATCATAAAAAATCTTTGAAGCTCTGAAACAATGACGGGCTTTGGGATGAAATCACCCCTTGCGAGTGCGTTTTTAAAGTCCATGCCTTCGCTTTGTAATTTTTTATACTGCGTTTCATAATATAGTTTTTGTTCTTGCAAACTTTGCTTTTCAACTTCTTCTGCCGTCTTTATTCCGCCAGAAGTCAAGCCTCGCCATTTTAAAACATCTTTGATTGCCCACCAGCCACGCATTGCTTTGGGGCAACCGTCAGACTCCCAATTGCTCAAAGTTTTTTGTTCAACGCCAATTATTTCGCAAAACTCTTTTGTGCTAACGCA